CTTGAGTGATGACCTGTCCGAGTGACTCATTCTTATCACGGGTTATTTGGACCATTCTCCACAGCGTATCTTTTCGCAGTGCGCCTGAGTAAGTTCCATTGACTATCTTCGGGATGGCTCCCAAGAACAGGCAATCTCCAAAGTCCTTCTTGAACTCATCTCCTAACTCAGCGCCTTTCTCAGCGGCAGTGTAGTCTTGTCCGATGGCTTTCATGTCTTGTGCAATCAATCTCGGGCTCCATTGCTCGGCAACGACGTCACTAAAGTTATTCAGGTGATCATCGCCTAGAAAACAGCACCTCACATGTTCGTCAAAAATCAAATGGGGGAATCTCATTGCAAAGATGTACCTCCAATATGCTTCATTCACGATGCAGTTTAGTGGTGTCGTCCATACGCATCCTGATGGGTTGATAGATCGAAATCTCACCAGGACGTTCAGCACTTGGATCCAAGGGCGTCCTTCATGTGCACACACGAATGCCTTTGCATTATCCGTTGTCCAGTCTGCCAATCTTCCGAGAAGTCTCAGGGCTCTCTCTTTGACAGGGTACAATAGTCTCTTATCGAAACTTTTGAAATCCCCATCATTGAGATTCATCCCTCTGAAACCTCCCACCAATCTTTGGTAGACCATTTCCATATCATGCGAATATTGATTAATTCCTATTGTAGCTCCGACAGTTTCTGCGCTGTTGTTTAGCGCTGCTAACAGTGCTCCAAAGCACATTCGGAAGGCCACTAAGAACCTCACATCATTCGCATAGATCATCCTCGTCCGTTTTTCAGCAATTTTGGCAGCACTCATGGGTTCATCCTTAAGATGGCCTACGAACCTGTTACCAAGCTCAAGACCCTCTTCATAGGTGTCCATCTGTTCTTTATACTCCAAACATTGCCTTTTGAACTCGGGTTCGTACTTAAACTCTCCCAATTCATCAAACCAAATGAATGATCTCTTTCCGGGTTTACGCGCTCCATAGCATAAAGGATATCCAGGACTAGTAGCTGTGTTTATTGAACACAACTTGCCTGGAACTCCCATACATGCTTCTTCAAACGTAAATTCTCGCTTTCCACAGGGCCATTTCAAATCACGACGGTATCCGTTTTCGATAGACTCGAATACCTCATCCCACAACTCCTCATTAGTTTCAATCTGCTCCGTAGAGGCAGTGTCCCTAAGTGAGACGTATGCGGGGTCCATTCCTTCAGCACGGGGATCGTGTGGCGAAAGGAGCGGCAGCTCCTTTTCCATTGGCTCGTCTAACAATCCATGCAAGACTGAAAAATTAATTTTACTACGTCGATTCAAATGAATGTACTCAGCTGGGCTGAGCTCAGACACAGATTCAACGTTCGGTTGTTCTCTTAATTCTTCAACGATGTCTTCCCGTTCTTCGGCTTCTTGACTAAACTCTTCAAGAGCGTCAATAACCATTTCATAGGTGACAATCGTAGCCAATCCTTTCGGTCGGTTGGTTTTATCGTGTGTTCCAGCTACATGAAATCCAAGAATTTTGTCTGTATAGGGTCCTGCAGTCACCATTAATGGTGAACCACAATCTCCCAAATCAGACTTGATCTCGTATTTCCATAGCCTGTCCAATTTCATGCGGTCGTTGACAGAACATTCATAAGCTAAGTGCGT